ATGGAGTCAGCAACGTCGGGTCGGGTAAGTTCTTTAGCTGCCGCGTCTATCACAGACGCGCTATCAACAACAACTTTGTCAATGTTAAAATCTGTTACTGCATCGGTCGCAGCAGCAGAATCAATCAGTGATTTACCAACATCTTTTGTATTGATTGCGTCAGTAACAGCAACTGCGTCGGTCTCTACCTTACCGGGCAACAAAGCCACTGCATCTATCACCGCTGCACTATCGGTAAGGGTTTTCCCTACATCCTTAGCATCGGAATCAGCAACATTGATTGGGTCTGGGTCGGCATCAGGGTCAGTCGGGTCGAAGTCTATGTTGCCATAAAACATCCGATTGATTGTGTCCTCCATCGTCACAGAGTCTGCAAACGATGTATCGAATGAGATAGCCACGTCATCAGTGGCAGTCGCTATATCAAGAACAACTTTGTCCACCGAGAGTTGGCGGAAATCAGAAAGGGTAACAGTTTGGGTTTCAAGAAAAGTCTGTGGTACAACCAGTACGCTCATAGCGATGACTGGTGTAGGACGCGCCTGAACTGACGCAGAATACGTTGTAGGATGCGCAGCCAAAGCTACCGCCGAGACCGTAGCAGTCAAGACAGTAGATGCAACAGCCGTGGTGCGCACAATTGGCATTAGAAGTTCTCCCTCACTGTAAATCTCAAAGTGTCATATACAGTCTGGGTTTCACCGTTAAAATCAATTACAACCTCACCTTCGTACATTCCAGCATCAACATCAAGGACGCCGCCAACAAAGCTAAACTGTACTTGTCCAGTTGTGCCACTACCTATTTTGACGCAGGCGATAGTACTCAATACCGTAGTAGTTGCAGCTTTACGGAATTTCACAGAAACTGAAGTGCTTAATGACGATAAATCAACTGCACCGCCTGTAACATCGTCGGTCAGCGTCAGAACAATGACTGGCCTTTCGTCACCTTTTACTAAGCGAATTACATCAGTAGCCATATCGTCCTCACGCTAGGGGGCGCATCTGAACGGACATCGAGGCGCGTGCCGCACCCAAGTTCGCCCTTGCTCTGCGCTCGGTTAGTTTAGAAAGATACTGCTTCGCGTGGTAGGTCGCCAGTTCACGGTCACTCCAATTCTTGTTGGGCATAACCAGCAAATGCTGCAACGCACCGTGCATGATGACATTCTCAAGGTCATCAAACACCGCTTTATCCATTCCTGTTGCAGTGCGCAACGGCTTCAAGACCACAATCATCTTGAGTGCGTACGCAGTCAACGCATCAGGCGATGGTGCAATAACAAAGTTGTCAGGGTCAAGCTGGCAGATATACCTAGGCGTAGTCTGTTGGTCAGGGTCTAGGTCAGGCCAGTTGGGAAGTCGGTCATACAACTGCTCCAGTGTGACAGGCTCCAACGCATTACCGTTGACAGACGCCGTAAGGAAAGCGTGAACCTCAGTCTGAAGCGGGTTGTTGTATGGATACTCAAAAACACCGGGGGTCAACGGAGTAACAGGCTGCTCAAAACGCCAAGCTAACGTGCGCTCACATGACTCAATCGCAGCATCACGAACATGTTGTTCGATGATAGGCTGAGGACAGCCCGGCACACTAGGAGCCAAGCGTGTAACGAGAGACATGAAAGTGCGTGTACTCATGATGCAATCACCTGTTCAGCAGGGATGCCAGACTCCTCGGTATCGGTCAAGGAACGAGCCTGTGCGCTCACACCCAAAGCCTGTGTAAAGGACTGTTGGAACAACTGCGCACGGTTAGAGTTGACATGCTCATTATCGACAGACTCAGCCAAGAACACAGTGCCGTCAATAACGACGGGAAAGAACGCATCAGGTAGTAGTTCTACGGTCTGCGCACCAGTGTAGGTAGGGGGAGTCTGTGCATATTCCCCGATAAGCACTTGTCCTACGGGGGCTTTGGGGTAGATGAAGAACTTGTTAGGGTTACGCACATGGCGCATCCAGTTAACAGTCGGGCCAGCCGGGTCATTCATCCATCCGGGGTAAGTCTGGTCAAGCGTTGTGCGGTCAACCTCAGTTACACCAGCACCATCCTTGACTTGGAAAATCTCAATGATACGGAGAGATTCCGTAGGCGGAGATTGCAAAACCTGCCCCGCCGTACAGGGGATTTCACCGATGTAAGCAAAGAGGTCAGGGCGCAACACAGCCATGCGCTTCAGAGTCTGATTGGCAAAGCCCAGCAACGTCGCATCGCTGTAACGTTGCGGTGCAGCGTTATCTTGGATGAGGCGACGCACCTCAATGATTACATCGTTGAGTATCATTCGGGTAATCCCTTAGATGCTTCTGCGTTGAGTTCAGCGTTTTCGTAAGCAGGCTCCGTAGGAATCTCCTCGACTGGAGTCTCCAACTTCAGGCCAGACTTGCGACCCTTTTGCTTCTTCGGAATGAACTTCTCAGGGAAGGCTTCTTCTTCAGTCACTTCCACGCAAGCAGGGTTAGCTGCAAGAATCTCATTCCATTCGTAGATAAAACCGCTTTGGTCTCTTAAATAACGCATCAGAATCTCCTATCTATACTTCGCTGTCTTAGCCGCTATTTTAGCTGGCTGTTTTACAAATTGTTGCCCTTTTGCTTTGCCTTCGCGTTTCGCTTTAGTTGTAGCAGCATACTCTGCGGGGGTCAACGCCTTAATAGCCGCTTCAGGCAGGTATCGTTCACCTGTCTTTGAAGATGGCTTACCACTCTTGGTGCGCCACTTTTGCGCAGTCCAATCTTTGAGCGACTTCTGAGGGGCTTTCAATCTTTGTACCCCCCGCCAGCGGCTTTGTATTTCTTAGCGACTAACTGTGCTTTACGAGCCGACCACTTGCCTGCGGCTGTGCCCTGTACCGCTGCGGCCTTAACCTGCGACACAATGCGTTTACGCAACTCAGGCTTTGTGTAGTTGCCAGCAGCGTTCACCTTGGATTTAGTCTTGGCTACCATTTCACTTTATCCGCCCAGTACGCCGCAGACAATTTGCCCTTAGCAATGTTCTTCGCATGACGTGCTTTGAAAGACTCACGTCGGTTCTTGTAGGACTCAGATTCGCCTTGTTTCTTTGGAGAGCCGGATACACCCTGCTGTCCAAAGCGAATCGTTTTTACTTCAGTACCAGACTTTGCCACAACAACGTGGCTTTTAGTCGGGTGGCTTGGAGTACGCTTAGGCTGATTAAAGCCTGATACTCCGGCACGCTCTAGTCGTGGGTCTTTTTTCGTAGCCATTATGGTGTCTCGTACCAAACAGTAACTGAACAATCAGTTGGTAAATCAATATACATCCCGTTGTAATACTCTACACCGGGGTCTGGCATATCGACCTGTGTCAGACCTTTGCCATACGCATTGATTGTGTAAAAAGACTCACCACCAGAAGGTGCGGCAGCCAAATCATAAAACTTGACAACAGCATCAGAACCGCCACTGTGCATAACCATGACTTTACGAACTAGGTTATTGCCAACAAAGGCCGTACCATCCGCAGATAGTTGCACTGCTTTTACGCCATACGGGTCATTCTGTGCCATGTTGCCTCCTTAAAAAAGGGGGCCGAAGCCCCCTTGGTCTTACGATGCGTCAGCAACCAAAGCCCAGATACGAACAACAGCGACGTTAATCGCGTTGTTGTTTAGGGTAATGTCGATGGTGTCAGCAGCCGAATAGTACTTGCCATTGCTGTAACCAGCGATGGTGTTAGGTGTACCTTCGGTCAAAGCCAAAGCCATAACGCCAGAAGCAACGCTGTTCAAGTCAACATCGTTCAGGTAGCCGTCAGCATCGCTGCCGTCACCCAAATCGAAAGTTGCAGTCGCACCTTCAGCAGTGGTTACATCGTAACCAACACGCATCACGAGCGATTTAGCAGGTACAGGAATCACTTCCAGAACGTCACCAGAAGCCAGAGCAGTAGCACCAGCGGCACTACGCGCAGTAGCAATCTTAGCGAAGTCAAGAGTAACTTCCATACGAGTTACTTTGGTTAGACCATCAGCACGCAGAGCGGCTGAACCCTTGTTAAAACCGTACGAGTCGGTATAAGTTGCCATTTCAAATCTCCTAAAAAGTTACGAGGGAGGGCCGAAGCCCTCCGACTGATTACGACAGAGTAACAATACCTTGAGCCAAAGCCTCAGGTTTCACCACTTGGTAGCCGTAAACTTGCAGGCCACGGATGATGTTGCCGAAGGTAGACTCAGCGCGGATAGACTCCATCTCAGTCATCTGAGAGGCAAAAGTAAAGCCCATCTTATGACCAGCGATGATGCTGAACTTACCGCTTGCATTGTTGAGGTTGTGGCTCATGTAGACGGTGAAGCGGTCAATCATACCGAGACGACCGTTACGGATAACAGACACACTGTCACCAGTCAAAGAAGCGTCCTTGAGGTCAGACTTCTTAATCAAACCAGCCATCTTGGCAGGAATGACGATGAAGCGGTCGCTCTCAGGAGCATTTGCTTCGTCAAGAACAGTACCGATGTCAACGATGTACTCAAGCACGTTGGTCTTGGAAACAGCAATTGGAGAACCAGTTGTGCCAAGGTCAATGTTGCCAGAGATACGGCCTGCGGTCGCACCCTTATTCAGGGAAGAAATACCGGGCAGAATGTCAGTCAACACGCGCTGGTCAATCTTAATCTTCATACGCTCAGAAGCGTCTTTAGACCAAGTGTCCATGAGGTTGATGTCAGCCTGAACCTTGTCCACATCGTCTTCGATACAGGCGAAGTACTCGCCCTTGTCGATAACAAGCTGGAGCTTAGGCTTGTCAGGGCTTTCAACGCTTAGCGTCTGGCCTTTGACATAGGTTTTGATGGTGATTTCAGGGGTGGTACGGATGTTAACCGTGTCACCCATACGACGAATCTCACCTTCGTAGTTGGTATTAGAGATTGCTGCGAGCACGGTGGCATCGTAGAAATTCTCAATCAGTTTACCCGACCAAATTTCGGGAATGAAGTTGCCCGAATAGTTCGGACGGCCTGCGGAAACGGGAAATCCCATGATAAAACTCCTCTAATCAAGCGTTAACAGTTATGCGACCATCTCGCTGTGCAGCAAAGATGTCACGTTCAATGCGGTCACGCTCTGCTTCACGGCCTTTATATTTACCTTGACGGACAGCATCGAAGAAAGTTCTGATGTCGTCAGGCGAATACGTCTTGGCAGCATTGCCAGTTGGTGCACCTGCGCTGCGGCCCTTACCGGGGGCAACTTGGCGTTCCAACTCGGAAGCAGACACATTCCGGCGAGTGTTTTGAGCAACATTGGCTTGTCCAGTTATCTCAAGCCAAGACCTGAAGAAGTTACCTACTCTCCGCACATCGAGGTTGCCTTGGGCATCCTCAAGGATGGTTTGACGGCTGATACCAGTCAGAGGGTCAACTTCGAGTAACCATGTCTTAAAGTCATCGTCCTCGTTGATGTCTCTCCAATTGGGAACCACCGTGGTCAAATCCGCCCAAAATTGCTGTTCAGCAGTCATAGCCTGACGCTGTGCAAGGTTCTTAACCTGTGGCACAACGTTAACCTGCAACTGTTGGAGCAACCTGTCAATTTGCGCAATTTTTTGCGCCACAGGAATCAGTTCTTCACGGGTTACGCGACGCATAACATCCAGTGATTCACCATATTCCTCTTGGTCTTTGTCTGTAACCAGCGGTTCAATTTGTGATTGACCACCAGCCATAGGACGACCTGTGGACTGTTGCGCAGAAATGGTTGCCAGCAACTGCTCCATTTGTTGCAAACGACCGGAGAGTTCTTTGTTCTGGCTATGCAGACGTGGAACCTCGGCGTTGTACATGCCTTGGAGGGTGCGATACTTCTGAGTCAAAGTTTCTTCGGCGTCTTTTCCGCCACTATTTGCGTGCTCGTCGCTAAGTGGCTGAGCAGCGTTATCCGTTGCAGCGTTCTCGTCGGCGGTCGGAGTACTGGTATTTACAGGCTCAGTGGGCGGAGTTCCACCATCGGCTGGAGGGGTCGCCCCGTCGCCATTGGTTCCATCACCATTAAGTTGTTTATACAGTTCTTGAACTGCCTCGGTCTGTTTACGAATTTGCTCTGGAAGTGCCATGATTAAACGCTCCTATCGGTATGCGTGATTAGACGGCGAGTCATATCAGTTAGGACTTTGCCGCTAGTTCAGGGGACTCTTTGGCGAGTTTGTACAACTCACCCAAAACTTGGCATCGCCCCTGCATCAATGCCGCGTTGTTTATTGCGTTGGGTAACTGCTCCAACTCGTGCAACCGCCATGCAGCAAGATATTCCAGAACCTCTGGAAATTGCCGCACCGCAAGAGCAAAAGCCTTTACAGTTTTTTCATCAGGACGAATCATCCTTGACCTCCAGCGCGAGGTGATACCGTGTTTCCATCCATGCCACCTTTGGGAGAGCCGTCTGGTTGTAGTGGTACACCAGACGCTTGTTGCGCTGACAACGCCTGTGCTTGTGCACCTGCGCTACTCATCGCCAGCTTCTCCCGAGATGGAATAACTTCATCCACAGGCATCTGCAAACCTTTAGCCACTTCACGAAGAATCGCGGCGCGACCATCCTTACCAAGAATCTCGATGTCAATCGGATTGGCGGTTGCATTAAGGAATTCGATACGGCGAACGTTGACAGTCTCTTTGACAGCCAAGTTAACTGCTCCGCGAGCAATAACTTGTACGTCGCCTTTGATAGCCTCGTCCTCATCGTAGCGCATGTTGTACACGAACTGACGTTGGACAATCGGCTTAGTAACATCTTGGTCGATGTGACCCACGACTTGGCGGATACCTTTACCCGCTGCGCCCATGAGCATCGACAGACCTGACGAAGTGCGGCCTGCGCCTTGCACATTCAGGTCACCATACAGGTAGGCTGGAATACCAGAGTGGTCATCAGCCAACCGAGCAAACTTATCATACACAGCCACCAGCGTGCTGGCGTTATCTTCAGGCTGTGTGAAGCGAACAGCAGGCGCACTCGAACCCACAGGGTCGTTAGTCACCTGCCAAATCTTCCAAGGTGACATCTGGGTAATGTCCTCGTTCGGAGGAATCCGCTCAAGGTTGACTTCAACCTGAGGGCCAGATGCGATACCCATGTTGTTCACGAGCGCACGAGCGGCTGCGTTACAAACATTCTGGATGTCTTCGATAATCTCGGGGATGCCCTTACCCCAGAACGCGCCGGGGCACTTGATGAACGAAGTCTTGCAATAAGGCTTCTGACCCAGTGGGTCGTAGTTCAACACCGCCTTGATGACGTAGTTACCAATCATCCAGACGTTGGCATCATATTCTTGGGCTTCATCAGGAACTTCTTCCTCGGTAAGACCCCACTCACGGAGCATCTTGCCGGAAACTTTGCCCCAGAACTCAAGAGCATCGAACACATCAGTCGGACGCATGTAGGAGTAGTACTTGCGCTCCTCCTCATTCTTGATGAGTTCCACATCTTCGTTAATCCATGACGGGCCAGAGCCTTCGTTCAGGATAGTGCGGATAGCATCCTCATCGTAGCC